CTGCGTATGGGCCATGGACAGTTTACCGCGCAGTTCACCCAAGATAGGGCTACATCTGCACGGAAACCATGAATACACGCCATTCGTCGTCTGCACATAGGCAAGACACTTGAAATGGCACCAGCTCGCACAAGGCGAGAACAGGCTGACGTCCCGGTCGCACTTTAATGGCGACAACTTGGTCATTTTGTATTGTTTATTTCCTGCTCGCACTTAGGCGAGAACGGATTCCACATGATTTTGACGGTTACACAAGGTGACCACCTAACACACAATAATAAAGGATCGGGCTACTACCCCCGAACAACGAAGGTCGTAACCAAAAGCCGTAGCTTACGTTGTTCGGTGGATTTATTCTTGAAACAGCATCCCGACATGCTGTCGACCTATAACCCTAGGTAGGGGACGCAAGAAGCGTCAATGGGGGGCACCCCTGAAACCACAACAGCGAGAAATCCTCGCCGACACTGACCATGCGCTCCACCAAGAAAGGCGAAGTGCTCACGGCCAGCAAGTGGAGCGTGTGAACAGTACCGTTCAGCGAATTGGTGTCACCCGTAACATGGAGCGTACGGGTGAGCCGAAACCTGGTGGCATTGTAATCAGGGAACTCCACCTCAATGGCAGGTGACACAGAAGACAAAGTCATCGCGCCGCCCGGCGCCAGTGTGGACGGCATGGAAGTCATCGCCTGGCGTGCCGTGCCACTTTGGGTAGTGGTAAAAGCAGGCAGTGTGGTGGGCAAAGGGCGTGACATGGAAGTATTAACGCCCTGCTGCAATTCCACTGCCAATCGCACGGGTGATGAGGTTGTGACCGCGTACTTGGTGCGCAATGAGCCTCGCATGCCGACAAATGCCGGAGCCAAATAGTGCAAAATATGATTAGACACATAATTGAATGGCTTTGCAAGTGTAGTGGCATGCATGGCATAGAGAGAACTGGCATAGCCATAAAACTCAGGCATATTGTACATACCCACTGAAAGGAAAGACCCAGAAGACGCAGCGCCAGAAAACCGCAGCATAGAATGCACCGTGTAACGGCGCAAAAGCTGACGGAAACTGGTGATGCGCTCCCCCATGTAAACCAAAGCAGTGTTGTCGACATCGCTACAATGAGCAAATGTCTCCGTGGTACTGGTGTCACCACACCCAGGCTCATTGCCATCGTTAGCAACGTCCATGTCCCCCGCTTGCTCTACCGCGCGATTAAACGTGGCATAAAGCGGCAAGGCCTGAGGAGCTGCAAGCTCAATGTCATTGCAACTGACAAACACATTGACGAATATATCATTGTTGACTGTCGAGTTGGGAGTGGCAAGAGTACTCATGACAAATATGCCAAGCACCCCATTCACCTGATTGGATGCAGGCGTAACCGGAATTGAAGTCGTGCCGTATAACTGCGGTATCGAGGAGTCAAAAGTGAGGAAATGCTGGTTGCACCCCCACTCAACTTCAACAGTGACATCGCGATCGGTTGACACGTCGACAATCCGTTGGTACTGG